GTATCCCACCACAGGGCACCGACATGACCACCATCGCCATGCGCAATGCCCTTCAGTCGATGGGCGCCTCTCTTGAGACTGGCGGCCTTCTCGTCAACGAGGCGATCGACGCCGTCGTGTCCGCCCATGAGCATGGTGGCAAGGCCGCGTTCGACGAGCGCATTTCCCATCTGCGTGCTGTAGTCATTGGCTATGCCGACACGACGAAGTCCCATCGTGATATGGCGCTCCACGTCGCGGGCCTTCCTGGCTTCGTTTCGAACGAGCCTACCGCTCCCGTCACTGATACCACCGAGCCTGAGGTCGCTGCGGCTGCCTCGCGCAAGGGTGTTCGTACCGACGCCTGAGGCGATACATGGGACGTCCATCCAGCTACGGCATTGAGATAGCCAACACGATCTGTGACCGCCTCGCCGCGGGTGAGACGCTCCGCGGCATTTGCCGTGATGATGCGATGCCGGATCAGACCACTGTGTTTCGGTGGCTTCGACAGCATGAGGACTTCCGCAAGCAATACGCCTGCGCGCGCGAGGATCAGGCGGACAACTGGGGGGACGAGATCGTGGAGATCTCAGACCACGGCGCGCCGGACGATACGCAGCGTGCGCGCCTGATGGTCGATGCTCGCAAATGGCTGATGTCGAAGGCGGCGCCGAAAAAGTACGGCGACAAGATCGACCACACGCTAGCAGGCCCTGATGGCGGCGCAGTCCAGATCGAACGCATTGAGCGCGTCATCGTCGACCCTCAGAATTCAAACCCCACGGGTTTATGAGCCGCTGCTACATCCGTCGCGCTACAAGGGCGCCTACGGTGGTCGCGGATCTGGAAAGTCTCATTTCTTCGCGGAGCTTTTGGTAGAGCGGTGCTTGCTTGCTCCCACTCGGGCTGTCTGCATCCGCGAGGTCCAGAAGTCGCTCGCACTATCGGTGAAACAGCTCGTTGAGGACAAGATTGAGAAGCTTGGCGTAGGCCACCGCTTCGAAGTTCAGCGGGATGTGATCAACGTCGACAATGGCGGCCTCATCATCTTCCAGGGCATGCAGGCTCATACAGCCGAGTCGATCAAGTCGCTGGAAGCCTTCAACATTGCGTGGGTCGAAGAGGCCCAATCGATATCGCAGCGCTCACTGGACATGCTTCGCCCGACGCTTCGAGCGCCTGGATCGGAGTTGTGGTTTGGCTGGAACCCGTCGAAGGAAACAGACCCGGTCGACGTCTTGCTCCGCGGCCCAAATGCGATCCCGCGAAGCGTGGTGGTCGAGGCAAACTGGTCCGATAACCCGTGGTTTCCCGAGGAGCTTCGGGAAGAAAAAGACGTCGACCAGCGCCGCGACCCCGACAAGTACGCGCATATCTGGCTAGGCCACTACCAGCGGAACAGCGAGGCCAGGGTTTTTCGCAACTGGCGGGTCGACGAGTTCGAAACGCCCGACGACGCCCGGTTCTATTATGGCGCGGATTGGGGCTTCTCGGTCGACCCGACCGTCCTCGTCCGCTGCTTCGTGAATGGCCGCACTCTCTACGTCGATCAGGAGCTCTATCAGGTCGGCTGCGAGATCGATCGGACCCCCGCGCTATTCGACAAAATGGACGGAGCCAGTCGCTGGCCGATCCGAGCCGATAGCGCCAGGCCAGAGACGATCTCTTATATGCAGCGGCATGGCTATCCGAAGATCGTCCCGGCCAACAAAGGCGCAGGTTCGGTCGAGGACGGCATCGAGTTCCTGAAGAGCTACGACATCGTCGTCCACCCTCGCTGCCGCCACACGGCCGATGAGCTGACGCTCTACAGCTGGAAAACGGACAAGCTGACCGGCGAGGTTCTGCCCGTGCTCGAAGACAAGAAGAACCACGTTATCGACGCGCTTCGGTACGCCGTAGAGCTTCTGCGCGGGCCGAAGCCCCTGATGGTCTCGCGCGACCAAGCTGCAGCCTTCAGCGCACCTCGCCGTCGCTTCTCATGACGAAGCGGGCCATGCGGAGAAACAGAACGCGGCCAGTGCCTCCCCAGGCGGGGCAACAGACTGCCTCGGCTCCGCTCAAGGTCACGCGTGAGCATGTCGCGGCTTTTCGTAGCCAGAGGGCTGCTGTCGCTCGCGTAGACCCGTTTGCATTGCCCGCCTTTCCGCCAGGAGTGGTGCCGAGTTCAGGGCTTGCCCAGGATGATGCGCTCTCGGCTACGGGTGCATGGGCGAATAGCGTTCTCGCGGCCCAGCAGATCGATGCCGCTTTAGAGGGACAGCATTTCCTCGGGTACTCCGTCCTGTCAGCCATGGCGCAGCGGCCGGAGTACCGTCGTATCGTCGAAACGATCGCGACTGAGATGACTCGCAAATGGGTCCGTCTCATCAACCGCAAGGGCGACGAGCAGACCCAGGATCGCATTGATGCCCTGACCGAGGCGATGGAGCGCCTGTGCGTTCGGGATGCATTCCGCAAGGTGGCGGAGGGAGACGGGTTCTTCGGGCGTGGCCATCTCTACATCGCTCTGGATGGCGATCAGGTCGGAGATGAGCTGAAGAGCCCGATCGGCAACGGCCATGACGGCGCGAGCAAGCAGAAGGTCCGCAAGGGTAAGCTGCTTCGCCTTCAGCCAGTCGAGGCGGTTTGGGTCTACCCGCAGGCTTACAACAGCACGAACCCGCTCGACGCCGATTGGTACGCCCCGCAGCTTTGGCAGGTCCAGGGCAAGCCGGTCCATCGCTCACGGCTTCTGACCTTCGTTGGTCGCGAGGTGCCGGATCTTCTGAAATCGGCCTATGCCTTCGGCGGACTGCCGATGTCGCAGATTGCCCGCCCTTACGTCGAGAATTGGCTTCGCACCCGGCAGGATGTGTCGGATCTGATCTCGCAGTTTTCGGTCAGCGGCGTGAAGGGAATGAAGCTGGCTGATATGCTGGCTTCCGGTGCCGCTGAGAACCTTGTGAACCGTGTCGATATGTTCGTGAACATGCGGGATAACCGCGGGTTCATGGCCCTCGACGAGACAGAGGAATTCTTCAACGTCTCGACCCCGCTCGGGACGCTCGACAAGCTACAGGCTCAGGCTCAAGAGCAGATCGCCAGCATCTGCGGCATCCCTCTCGTGAAGCTACTTGGCGTTACACCGTCGGGCCTGAATGCGAGTTCAGACGGTGAGGTCCGGGTCTTCTACGATTTCATCCGCGCCTACCAGGAAAAGCTGTTCGGCGAGAACCTGAAGCGCGTCATCGCCTTCATCCAGTTGTCCGAGTTCGGCAACGTGGACGAGGACGTCGGTTTCGAGTTTGAGCCATTGTGGCAGATGGACGAGACGGAGAAGGCGGACGTCGCGCTGAAGCGGACTCAGGCCATCATGACTGCCGAGCCAGCGTTGCCGCCCGCGGTCGTCCTGCGTGAGCTGCGCGAGATGTCGGATAGCACCGGCGCCTTTTCGCAGATTACGGATGAGGATATCGACGACGCAGAGGCTAACCCCCCGGCTCCTGAAGCTGATCTGCCGGCCGACCCGCAGGTTATTCTGACCGGCGAGGAGCGCGAGGTGGCGGCGTGAGCCTCGACCCGCTTGATGCACTGTTCGATGCTTCACTCCGCTTTGGCGAGCGGAAGCGTCTGGCATTCGACGATGTCGGAGGGGGCGGTTTCAGTTCCGGCCGGGATCGGGGGCCATCGCCTCAATCGGCTCTGAAGCGAGCCAAGAAGCTGGAGAATTCCTACGGCGCTCGCCTTCGCAAGATCGCGAGAAACATCGGCGACATCGTTTCGGGCTTCGATCTCGGGACGACGCAGGGCTCGGTCTTCATCGGGGCGGCCCTTCGTCGTTATGCGGACATGCTCGACCCTTGGGCTCGCTCTGTCGGCGCGAGAATGGTCGCAGAGGTCGCGGCGGCCGACAAGCAAGGGTGGAAGCGACTCTCGGCCATCATGGGGCGGGCGCTTCATCGTGAGATTGAAGAGGCGCCCACCGGTCAGTCCATGCGCGCCTCCATGGAGCGCCAGGTCACGCTGATCAAATCGCTCCCACTCGATGCTGCGGAGCGCGTTCATCGCCTCACAGTCGAGGGCATCTCGCAAGGCCGCCGCGCTGACGAAATCGCCAGAGACATCATGGCGACGGGTGAGGTGACCAAAAGCCGGGCGACGCTGATCGCGGTCACAGAGGTTTCAAGAACATCAAGCGAGTTGACCAAGGCTCGGGCCGAGTACGTTGGATCGGTCGAGTATATTTGGCGCACCGCAGGCGACACTGATGTCCGGCGAGACCACGAAATTCTTGATGGCAAAGTGTTCCGCTGGGACACACCGCCGATTGCCGACCGAAGGACTGGCGCGCGGGCACATCCCGGATGTATCTATCGATGCAGATGCTACCCTGAGCCGATAATCCCGTAGTCTTTTGCTCAGGGTTTGATACTTTAAGCGAGCCGACGCGGTGCGCTAACACTACGCCGGCTCTAATCAGCCAAGCGTAGGAGCGCCCGGTGACTCAGGGGATTGTAAACCAAACTCACGGCCATGCATCCTATGGCCGGACGACCCCAGAATACGACGCATGGAGAGCCATGCGGCAACGGTGCGAAAACCCGAAGAACCCGCGATACGAAGACTACGGTGGACGCGGGATCTCTGTTTGCGAGAGATGGTCCACGTTTGAGGCTTTCCTTGCTGATATGGGTTTGCGCCCATCGGCGGTCCATCAGATCGACCGCGAGCACAATGACAAGGGCTATGGCCCCGACAATTGCCGTTGGGCTTTGCCGCCCGAGCAAATGGTAAACCGGCGGAACACCCGGTTCGTGGATGTTGACGGCGAGCAGGTGCCCCTAGCAGCACTCGCTAAACAGTGCGGTATCCCCGCGAATACCCTTCGAGCGCGGGTTTTAGCAGGATGGTCACTTCAACGAGCTTTGACGCAAGCACTCGGCCCAACGGGACCGAAGCCCAAGCGGTAGCGACCCTCGCCTTCGACCGCGCTTCGGCTCGGGTCTTCGACGGCGATGGTCACCTTCACGTCAAGCGCACGGCCATCAGCAAGGCCAACGTCTGCGAGTACCTCGGTCGCGAAATCCCTGGTTGGGATGTTCTCGGGTTGGATGCCGAGCGTCGCTACGCGCTTCTCCGTGATCCTGCCGAACTGGCCAAGGCCGCAGAGACTTTCAACAACAAGCCGCTGCTCTTCGACCACAACCCGGTCAATGCAGACGAGCACGATCATAGTCGCACGGTCGGCGTGGTCAGCAACCCTGTCTTTCAGGAGCCTTACCTCTACGCGGACCTCGCGTGCTGGTCTGGCCCTGCGATCCGCCTGATTGAGGACGGATCACAGAAGGAACTGTCGAGCGCGTATCGCTACGAGCCTGACATGACGCCCGGCACCTACGACGGTGTCCGCTACGACGGTGTGATGCGGAACCTTGCCGCCAATCACGTCGCCCTGGTCCGCAAGGGCCGAGCCGGTCCCGACGTCGTCGTTGGCGACTCAGCACTAGGAACCATCCTCATGAAGAAGACCTCCCTGTCGGGGGCCGCCGCGCACACGCAGGGCGCCCTCTCCATGTACCTCCGTCCGAAGCTCGCTCAGGACGCGACGATCGACCTCGGCCCGCTGGTGTCCGGGCTCACGGCCAAGAACTTCAAGGCCAACAAGCCGGTGCTCGCTCTAGGCATCAAGGGCACGATGCACGGCAAGCTCGCCAAGGATGCTGACCTCAGCGACGTGGAAGAGGTGCTGGATCGCGTTGAAGAGGCGGTCGAGGAACTTCAGGACACCGTCGCCGATGTGCCGGAAGTCCCTGCAGCCGATCCGGACGCCATCGATACCTCAGAGGGTGATGTCCTCTCGTTCCTCTCCGGCAAGTTGTCGGACGAGGATCTTGAGACCGTCCGCGGCATGCTTTCCGAGAGCGACGCCCTGGCAACCCCAATCACTGGCGATGACAAGGCTCCGCCTGCTCAGGACGCCGCACCGAAGGCACCCGACATGAAGAACTACGTGCCGCGGCAGGCCATGGATGCCGCCATCCAGCGCGCCGTTGCATCGGCGACCGCCCAGGCGGCAGAGCATCAGTCCAAGCTTCGCGCTGCTGAGCGCTTCGTCCGTCCGTGGGTCGGCGACCTGCCGGCCATGGACAGTGAGGAGCAGATCCATCGCGCCGCCTGCGATGTCCTCGGCATCAAGCATCTGACCGTTCACGCCTCGGCTTTGCCGGTGCTGATCGAGCGCTCTGCCAAGCCGGGCGAACAGCCCGCGCGCACCACTCGGCCTGCCGTCACGCAGGACGCCGCTGCCATCGCAGAAGCTGCGACGGCGTTCCCGCACATGACCCGCCTCGGCGCTTAAGGGAGGCCTGAGACATGCCCACGACTTTCCAGACCTCCATCAACGTCGTTCAGGCGCCGGGCCTTCCCGGTGACTTCGCGAGCGCCGATCCGCATTTCAGCACCGTAACCTCCGGCGGCATTCTCGTTGCCGGCACTGGTGGTGTGACTGTCGGTTGCTTCGCCTGGCTCAATGCAGCTCAGAACGTCGCCCGCTCGACCGGCACTGGCGCCCCTTCGGGCTTCGTTCACCGCGAGATGCAGGCGACCATCAACACCTTCCCTGCCGAATTCGGCATGACCATTCCGGAAGGCCAGCGGGTCGGTTCGCTCATGTCGGGCGGCTGCTACTTCGCGAAGAACGCAGGTGCCGGCACTGCCGCCATCGGCATGAAAGCTTTCGCCAACACCACCAACGGCTCCGTGTCGTTCGCGGCTGCTGGCGCCACCGTCGCCGGTTCCGCTGAGACCAAGTGGTTCTGCGTCGGCTGGGGCGAGGGCGGAACCGGCGCGGCCGGTGAACTCGTCAAGATCTCCCACATCCCGGTCGGCTAAGAAGGGGCGAAATTATGAAGCTCGCAACCATTCGCCCCACGCTCGAAAACGAGTGGGGCATTCATCTCGCGCAGGACGCGGAGCTGCTCCCTCGCGAGTATCGCCGCAACTTCGACATGGCTCTCGACGCGCAGCCCACGCTGGTGACGACGGCCAACTCCGGCATCCCTGGCTGGCTCGCCAGCTACGTGGACCCGGAGGTCATCCGCATTCTCCAGACCCCGAATAAGGGCGCCGAGATCCTCGGTGAGGAACAGTCGGGCGACTGGACCACCGAGACCGCGACTTTCATGGTCGTGGAGAACACCGGCGAGGTCGCCCCCTATGGCGACTGGAACAACAACGGCCACTCCGACGCCAACGTCGATTGGGTGAACCGTCAGTCCTACCTGTTCCAGACGGTCGTCCAATATGGCGACCTTCAGGTGGACCGCGCTGGCCTCGCCCGCCTCAACTGGGTCGGCGAACTCCAGACCTCGGCTGCGGCCACGCTGGCCAAGTTCCAGGACTACACCTACCACTTCGGCGTGGCTGGTCTCGCCAACTACGGCATCCTGAATGAGCCCAGCCTTCCGGCGGCCCTCACTCCGGCCACCAAGGCCGCGGGTGGCACCCGGTGGGTGAACAACGGTGTCGTCGTCGCTACGGCGAACGAGATCTACTCCGACATCCAGGCGCTGGTCCTCGACCTCGTCAGCCGCACCTCCGGCATCATTCAGAAGAGCGACGGGCTCACGCTCGTCATGGCTCCGCAGAGCGATGTCGCCCTGATGCAGACCAACCAGTTCGGTCTGAACGTCATGGACATGCTGACGAAGAACTTCCCGGAACTCAAGGTCGTCACCGACCCGCGCTACGCCACCGCCTCCGGCAACGTGGTTCAGCTCTGGGCGGATCGCTTCAACGGCACCCGCCCGGCCGTCTGTGCTTTCAACGAGAAGCTTCGTGATCACCAGATCGTCCGCATGCTCTCGTCCTACGCGCAGAAGAAGACGTCCGGCACCTGGGGCGTCGTCGTCAAGGCGCCTATCGCGGTGTCACAGCTGCTGGGGGTCTAAGGATGCCCGGCTCTGTTACCGTCGCGTGCGCCCTTCCGCACGGGTTTCGGATGCAGCTTCAAGAGAAGGTCGCCATTCCGGCTCCTTCTCGCGAAGACCCGAGCCGCAAGGAGGAGATCAGCCGCTACAGCGGCCCGGTCATCACGATCAACGGTCCTGCCCCCAATCGTGATCAGAAGCGGATCATGGATGGTGAGACGTTCCCCACACAGGGCGGGTTCGCGCTGACCTACGGCGTCGACAAGGATCTTTGGGAAAAGTGGCGTGAGCAGATGAAGGA